GAGACATCAAGTATGCAGATCCCGACAAGATAGCGATTGCACCAGCTTCTGCGAGTAACTGCATCATCTCCATCTCTTTACTATGCAAGATGATAAGTCTGCACAGTGCAGTGATGGCAATGATGATTGGGAGTGTGACCGGAATACGGGTGGTGCTATAGAACGCACCGACCATACCCAAGACTTCTGCGTAGATGAACAACATGAACAGGTCTGACAACTCCACTGACAAGTTCATGAACATCTCGTATATGTACTGTCCTGCGGCAATGACCGTCAATGATCCAATGATACCCAGTAAGACTTTCTCACTCAGTTCAGTTGTCCAGTGTAACTTTCTATCAATGCTCATCGTCCTCACCTTTGATAACAATCCAAATCGTACCTACGACTAGTGCCGTTAAGATAAAAATAAATTCCATCTGCATATCCACACCTGTCTCCATTACTTCACCTCCACGTTTGCCATGATCTCAGTCATACATGCAACTAGGTTGACTTCATGATCTGCAACAAACGCATTCTTGTATTGATAATCAGCGAGGATTAATACGAGTTGGGGTATAGACTGAGGTTGAACATACTCGTTCATCATATCGTATATACCACGGAACACAGATGCGGGTTCCACATCCATATTGTTTACTACCCAAGAACGCATCTTCTTGAAGTCCTTCTCCTTCAACGCTTTGAAGAGGATACTATAGTTATCATTAAGGTCATTAATGACTGCTGTAGTTTCCAATTGACCAGAGATACTGTGACGTTGTAACTCATTGAGTACACGTCTCCAGTCTGGTGCGTGACGAATAATAACTTGTGCAAGGGTATCAGGGTTGTAGTTCACACCCTCATCTGCAAGGATCTTACCTGCAGACTCCATGAACTGACCACACAGTTGTGCCTGAATTTTCTTGTTGAAGTTAAACTCGTAGTTAGAACAACGAGAGTGTAGGGGTTCAATGATACGGTTCTTGAAGTTGCACGTCAGAATGAATCGACAGTTCTTACTGAACTCTTCGATAAACCCACGGAGTGCGGGTTGTGTTGACGTAGGATTAAGGTAGTCTGCCTCATCAAGGATGACTACTTTGTAACCACCAGTGAGAGAGATTGATGAGGCAAACTGTTTGATCTTACCACGTAGGGTTTCGATGTTACGTTCATCTGAACCATTGATGACAATATAGTCAAGTCCTAGTTCATTACAGATGGCACGTGCGATTGTAGTTTTTCCAGTACCGGCAGTACCAGAGAATAACATGTTGGGGATCTCACCCCCATCCACGATTTTCTGAAAGGTCTCCTTCAGTTCTTTGGTAAGTATGGTCTCCGATACTGTACGAGGACGATACTTCTCGACCCACAAAAATTCATCTTGCATAATAACTCCATAATTAAGTTGTCCCGTATAGTATATCAAACGAGACAGTACATGTCAAATTGGTGCCCCCGCATGGAATCGAACCACGAGTTTGGCGTTCGTAGCGCCATGTTTTATCCGTTAAACTACGGAGGCAGGTATTGGTGTCCCCGACAGGAGTTGAACCTGTAACCTACGGTTTAGAAGACCGTTGCTCTATCCTGTTGAGCTACGAGGACGAATCCGCCTCGATACGGACTACGGTTTCTTTTATGATATCCTCATAAGTTCCGTCCATAGTCTTCACGACAAAGCGGTCACTGATGTCATTGTTATATTGTGGAGGCATCTCTCCGACAACCTCCAACAATTTACCAGACTTCCAGTGTTTGTAGACAACACGAATCACGTGTTGTTATTCGCCCTGTTGTAGTTGTTCGACTAGTTGGATCGCCTCAATCGCTTGATCACGAAGTTGTCCAATGGTCGAGAGTTCTTCACCCTTGAACCCACCACGTTGTACCACAGTATCGATTACTGCGACAGTAGAACGGGATACACGGTTAGCAAGATCTTGCAAGACTGCGTAACGCTCGTCTACGACAGGTTCAGTTTTTTCAGTTTTGTTACTCATCGTTATACTCCAAATGTTGATGATTTTTCGAGTGCAATAAAGTACTCAATTTCAGATTGTTTTGATTTAAAGTTGGAGATCAACTTAGACGAAATGCCTACTTCGAAATCCTCGTTCACCACTTTCAAGTTATTCACGTTCAAGACAAAGTTAAAATCAACCCCTTCTTGGAACTCACCCTCTACCAGAGAGAAGAAACTATTCGATGTTGCATCTTCTGGATCAATGACTGTCAACTTCACACTACCACCGTCAGGTGAAATGCTAATGGAGTCATGTCCAAGTACAGATGCCGCACGTTTGATTCTGCTCAAGGTGTCAGTATCTAGTGTAAACTTAACTTCCGGTTCTGGCATCACCACGTCCTTGCTAGGTGCAGACAACATGTCAATGTCAGAGAAGAAGTATCGATTACCCCTCAACCCAGTGGAGTCAGAGACCACCACGCAATTATCCTCGAAACGAAGGTTCGGTTGTTCAACCAAACTCAACACATTCAAGAATTCGTTCAAGTCGTAAATACCAAACTCCCTTGGGACAAACTCAGTCAGAGTTGCCTTCGCAAGAATGTTCTTTGCGACTGAAATAGTCTTCAACTCATTGCCTTCACGGAAAACAATGTTTGAATTAATGTTGGCAAAGTTTTTAAGTACTGCCAAGGTACGATCTGATAGTTCCATAATTTAGTCCTCTCTATCAATAAAGTTCAGATTATTAAATACATCATACACTAGTGTAGATGCGATGTCAAGCCTTTTTCCAGATTTCGTCATAATTACAATGTCGCAGGTGACCCTCTTCAGTCTCATATACAAATTGATTACCAAGTAGTTGCACTACCTTACCAGTGTTCTCTCGTAGGAACGAGGGTTCCTTATGAGTTATAACGTCTCCGATCTTAGGTTTTTTCTTCATGCCGCCTTCAGTTTTGAGAAGTTCTTTTCCTTGACAAATTCTAGTTTGCGTTGGAACTGTGCGTCCTCTAGTTCTGATTTGTGAGAGATTACAAATACGTTAGTCTCTTCACCCAGACTATACAGGATCTTCATCAAGTTGTCAACCCCATCATCGTCCAGAGATGAATCGAATGTCTCATCAAGGATCAGTAGGTTGGTTGCAACACTGTTCTTCATCTTTGCAATCTGTCTCCACGTAAACAGTAGGGACAAATCGATACGTTGCTTCTCACCCTCAGAGAATGAGTCATACGAGAAGTTGTCACGGAATCGTGAACGGATGGTCTCGTTGAAACTTTCGTCTAAGTCGAAGTGGACAAAGAAGTCTAGAATCTGTAGATACTGATTGGTCAGTTGATTGATAACAGGGATGTACTGTTTGATGATCTTGGTCTTGATACCAGAATCTTTCAGTAACTCACTGCTGATTTGATTGTAGGAGTACTGCTCGTGTAGAGTGTACTTCTCATCTTGTTTTGATTCTAAGTCTTTACTTAGTTGTTCTAACTCAGCGTTTGCTTCTGCGAATTGGGATTTAGTATCGGACATTTCTTCGATCTCGTTTCGGATTCGGTCAATGTCTCGTTGTAATCTGGTAATGGTGGACTGGTTTGATTGGACTGCATTCTGTAGATCTCTCGCTGTCTCGTAAGACGCTGTAAGTTCATCCTGTGTCTGTTCATACTTGTCCATTTCCTCCTTCGATTTCGTGATGGCATCGTTTAGTTCTTTCGCACGTGTTTGTGCGTCAGACTTTTTAGTCTCCCGAAGTGTATCGTCAATAGATTGATCACAAGTGGGGCAAATTTCGTTTTCGTCAAAGAACTTAGCTTCCTTGACCACAGTCTTTATCTGAGACTTGAAGGTGGATTGGAACTCAATCAACTTCTGTTTCTTAGTATTTAGACTTTCTAATTTTTTCGACACGTCATCAAGTTGTGTCGATGCGTTCGACATGTTCTTGTCGTTAAAGTCATTGAGTTCTTTAATCTCCGCATACAGTGCGGTGATTGCATCCTCTTTCTCCGCACGGTGTGCAGTGTTCAGTGCAGTAAGTTCACGCAGAGATTTTTTCTGTGCGTTGATCTTAGTCTTGATTAACTCAATACCATGTCCGTTGTCAGTGATCTCTCCCTTGAGTATAGACATCTTCTCTTTGAGTAGACCGTTCATCTTAGAGAAGATATTGATGTCGAGTAGATCCTCAATCACTTCTCTACGTGCACCACCAGACAACTGCATGAATGGTACGAACGAACTTGATCCCAGAACAACAATCTGGTGAAACGACTTATGCGTCAACTTTAGAATGTTCTTCTCAAGCATCTGCTGATATTCTTTGGCATGGGAACTCTGGTTCAACATGTTACCACCTACCCAGATCTCAAACTTATTAGGTTTGATACCACGCACCACCTTGTACTTCTGTGAACCAATAGAGAACTCCACCTCAACCAGTGTACCCTTGTTGTTAATCGTATTGACCAACTGTGCCTTAGAGATCTTACGATGTGGTTTACCAAACAAACCAAACGACAGGGCATCCAACATAGTGGACTTACCTGCACCGTTGTGACCGACTACAAGAGTAGTGGATGAAGTTGTAAAATCTATATCAGTGAAGTTGTTACCGGATGACAAGAAATTCTTGTACCGGAGTTTTTCAAACTTAATCAAACGTACCGTCCTCTTTCATTCCACACCAGTTGCAAGCTGCACCTTTCTCAATAGTAAGATGGCCATCATGTTTGCAATGGTGTTCCCAACCTTCCATGTTTTTCTTACGGAAGATTTTATCATAATTTTCACGATACTTATCCGACATTTTAGTCATGATAGTATCGCCAGTAATGTCATTTTTTGTTGCCATATTTCACCTATAATATCACAGTTCACGCCAATTGTCAAGCAGTTCTTTATCGTAGACTTTACCAAACACATGATAGGTCACAGAGTAATCATCCGGCACTAGGTTATTTTCTTTACCGTAGTAGTCAAAGTTAGTTGCATGATAGATCGTTCCATCATGGTATCGGTCATCTGCAAGTGTTAAAAGAAACCTAACGTCAAACTCTTGACGCAGTAACTTTATCGCACGTGACAAAAACCAAGAGGTTAAATTGTGCTCATCATGTGGTGCAACAGCTAATCTAACTATGTCCCAAAACCCTCTACCCTTTTCATAGAATCCAAAATAAATTTGTATATCTTTTGCAGAGACCCGAGGGTCTGCCTCACAAAACTGGACTACACCAATCAACTCATCTTCTTTAAATAACCCATAGAAGATGTACTCACTGTAGTACCAGTAAGGTAAAAATGCACCACCTAAGTAGTGGTGCTGTTGAAAGAAAATATGCCCTTCTTTACCACCGCACTTTCTTACGGTGTACTGATCTTTCATTAGATGAC